TAATTCTGATGGAACGCTGACCGATTAATTGTGTAGAATATAATTCACCAGAATATTTCGTCGATTTAGCTAAATAACTTTCTATGATTTTTTGAGACTCACTACGAGTTGCATAGGGATCATTAATACTCATCAAAGTAACAGAAACATTCGGGTCAGCTGGAATGTCAGACACACCAATTGTTGCCCCAAAATAAGTCTCATCGTTATCAGAATCTACTTTCAAATGAATGCTACGGATATTAACCACGCCATAGGCACGATCTAAATCCGATATATCAGGAAAAATGGAGTTATGCTCTCCCGATACAATTTCGACGTTCGTCATTGCACCACCACCATCTTCCTCATCGGTCATTACTTTTGATTCAAATAGTTTTATGTCATTTTTATAAATGGTCATTTAGTCAAGAACCTCAATTAGTTTTAACGTTTCAAGTGTGTATTTGTCATCGTCACTTTCAGCATCAGCGTTATCGAATAACGGCGTGCAAATAAAATGGTCTGCATCGCCATAATCCCATCGAACGTTGTAAACGAGTCCGTGATAATTAAACTCCATCAATTCAGGGCTTAAACGTAATGCACTTATTTGGTTAGCTTCTGCTAACGTTAACCAAGCGTTGCCGTTGCCAGTTAATGATATCGGACGGCCTTCTTTCATCTTACCTCTACTTAATATCAGGCGGCCGGTGATAGACGTTTGAGATTCTTGCTTAATAGCGCAATAACTTAGGTTAGACTCCCAGCGTAATCCTTCGGGTAAGGTTATGTTGTTTAAGGTAATCATGCGGTCACCAATGCATTCTTTTTCAATAAGGAGATTAAGTCATCACTGCCTTGTGTCGTCGTCGGCACTGTGATGCTATCCCCTCCAATGTTGAGTTTTAAGTTGACTGTTTTTGTAATTTCGGAAGTCACTGACGTTGTTGTATTTGATTTAGCCGCGGCTTGTTGGCTTGCATAAGATGCCGTTGTTTGAGCCATGTTATCTAGTGCTTTTTCTTGTAAAAGTTGAGCAATATCGGTAAGGGTTTGGTTATCAAACTCTATTTGTGATTTAGCGATACTAGAAAAAAATCCACTGCTTGAAACGTTTCTGTTTTTATTAATTCGCTCGTATAACTCAATGGCTTTTTCTTGTAATTCAGTGTCTGAAAGAGAAGAGAGATCGGTTGAATCTGCGGAAGCGAAAACAGCATTAAAGGTTTTACTATTTGAACTTCCAGCGCTATTAGTCGATAAATTTTGATTTGATAATGAGTTAGTTATATCAGCGTTTACATCTTTAATAAGGGCAGCTCTATTAACCCATTTTTCTGTATTATCTTTAATGGTTGCATTTTGGTCTTTCAACTCCAACGACACGCCAGCAATCGCAGCCTGTACTTTGATTTCACTACTGACAACGCCATTATTAGCGCTAATGGCAGCGGTTGAATAGGCAAGAAAAGCGGCTTTTTTTTCTTCAATCGGCGCGTTACTATTTTTAATTAACTCATAAGAATCCTTCAAAGACTGATTAGCTTTATCTAAGGATTTTTTTGATTCTATCCCTAAATTTTTATAGGCCTCTTCCAGTGAATTAACGCCTGGTGTTAAGTCTGTTATTTGTTCATCTAAGCTAGATAACATCGCTTCAAGTTGATCACCTGATAACTTGCCTGCTTCACCTAAAGCCAGCACTTTTATTTTTAAGGCGTCAAATTCAGAAGACGTTTTTATTTTTTTAAAGACACCATCAAACGCGCCGATAATGTCAGTGGATGAGGCGTTGGCAGATTCACTAATACTTTGAAAAGCACTTAGTGCTGAGCTACCTGTTTCAGTAAAACCACCCCGTAACTCATTTAAATCCACATCCAATAATGTAAATAGCGCACGTAACGGGTCCACTTCATTAGCGACGGATTGAATGCTCACGCCAAGAGCGGCGAAGGTATCAGGCGCATTGAGCTTTAGTGCTGCAAGCTCTTTATCATTGAGATTCTTAAGTTGAATTCGTAAACCTGTCTCAATATCAGCGGAGGTGATTTGTCCCTGGTCTTTTAGTATTTTTAACGTATCAATCAATGATACCAAGCTAGCTTGGTCTCCTACATCGATAGCTTTTGCAATATCACTGATTGCATAAACCGCATTACTTCCTTCTCGCTGCAGTTCTTCAAACTTTAGTTTTAAACGTTCAGCGGTCGGAATGGTTGCATTTTCCAACACCTCTGCGTTTTGCTTTTGTAATTGAGTCTGCTTAGCCAACTGTTCATTTGATTTAACGTAACTGTCGGTCGTTTTATCAAAGATGATCACACCTTTTTCTTCCAATGCTAAAAACTCTTCCATTGAAGAAATATTAATCCCAAGCTGAGTTGACAACGCTTTTAATTTTTCAGCTTTTTCAATGGTCGTGTCTTTTGCTAACTTGGCTGATTCTGTGGCGGCATCTTCTGCGCTTTTCATGTCTTTCCATGCATCGACTAATCTATAAACCTGAGTTGCTGTAAAGACAACCGCCCCCACTAGAGAGGCTTTTAATGCATTACTTAATACTTTGACAGAGGCTGTCGTTGCTACCGTTGCGGCGTTTACTGCAAAAAGTGACGTCACGGCCTTAGCCGCAGCAACACCAAAGCCGATAAACATTTGCGCTAACTTTATTTTTAATGCAGTTTCGCCCACTGCGATGATCGCGTCTTTGAACTTATATAACCATTCAGCAGACGACTTAACACCTTCCACAAATCTTATTAGCGTATCAGAGATATCTTGCGCCCATTTTTTCAATGAGCCATCAGCTGCCATCTCTTTAATCGTATTGTTTAAAAGTGCTAGTTGTGATTTGGCATAATCTAATGCACCGCTATCAGCAACTTGATTCAAAAATAACTGCCATTGATCTTTTAGGTTAGATACTAAGCCGGTTAAACGCCCCATATTAGCAGCCGCAGCACCTTCCGCACTTTTGCCAATTTCAGCAGTCAATTGCTTAATGACATCCTTGCCTAATTTACCTTCTGAGCTTAATTTTTGTAATTCAAGTGCATTACGGCCCGTCGCTTTCTCAAGTAAATCCCATACCGGCACGCCACGTTCGACTAGTTGCAAGATTTCCTCGCCTTGCAGTTTTTGTTTTGCCCAAGCTTGCCCAAGTGCCAAAGAAATACCCGAGACTCTTTCCATGCCGCCACCAAGCTTTTCAGAAGCGTCAACAATGGCTTGCATTGACCCATCCATTGGGTCTAGTCCAAAAGACTTTAATCGAGCAAAGGTTTCTGTGACTTGCTCTAACTGTAATGGTGTATTTTGAGTGAATGCTTTAATCCATTCAGTAGCTCTTTCCCCCTCTTCAATTGAGCCCATTAGCGCATTCATTTGAATGCTAAGCCCTTCGAATTTATCACCTGTCGTTAGCATCTCTAAGGTGAGTGATTTAATTTTAGTTAAAAAGGTGGTAATACCGACTATGCCACCTGTCCAATAAGCAGCTTTAACAAATGAGAAGCTTTTAGAGGTCTCTTCGACTGCTTTTGTTTCAGTACCGACACTACGCATTTGGGTTGCAAACTTACCAAGTACCGATTTACTTTTTTCTATTTGATTATTGAGTTTGGCTTCACTTTTTAATAAATCATTGGTATTAATATTGGCTTTATTTAAGCCATTACTCACTTTATTTAATACTGTTTGTTTAGTAAGAAGCGACGCAGCTGATTTTTTTGCGGCTGTCTCTGTCCTTTCAAGTTGAACCGCAAACTGGCCTGTTGGGTCGCCGGTTTCTTGAATTCGTTTACGTAGCGTTACCGCGCGATCGCTTAAAGATTTAAAAGCGGCTTCGTTTTTTTCTACTGCTAGGGTTTGCGTTTGAAATTGTTTAATTAAGGTTTTTTGATCTTCAAGCGACTTTAAATTAGTACGTAATGCTTTGCTTTTTGTTTGTAAATCTTCTAACGAGTCGGCTGCATCACCCACGTCTTTTGAAAGCAAATTTTCTGCTTTAAGTTTTAATGAGATAAGCGTGTCTTTAAAGCTCATGATGCACCTTATTAGTCTTAAATGAATATAATGGGGATTTTCTACAGGCATAAAAAAACCCCAACAACGCGCTAACATTGTTGGGGTTTTCTTTAATTGTGACTATCTAACGATATACGTTTTAAGTTACGTCAGTGGGTCCACATTTGCAAGAAGTAGTTTGCAGTATTTAGCAAGGAACTAAGCACTTGCTGCTTCACGCACAAAGAACTTAGATTTACCAGTCGCGGTGATTGTATCATCGGCTAACACATCACCTGATAACGTGAATTCACCGTAATCATCACCAATCAAGCTTAAACTTTCCATTGGTGATGGTTTCCAGCGGTAAACTTTTACAACCGATGGGCGTCCATTATCATCGTTGATGCCATCAAATATCATTTTAACTTCTTTACCTGACTCAACTAATGCTTGTAATGCAGAAGCGGCGCGGGTTGTGTAAGTCACTTTTAACGCATTACCTTCTGTGATGTCACCCGATTCAAGGGGTTTAATCCCTGCAGCGGTCACTTCAAAATCTTTTCCTTTTACGTAGGTAGTCGTCGCATCTTCATCGGTGACAGTGACTTCTTGAGTTGTATCTAACATTTCTTTTGTTTCAACTAATCCAGGTACAATGGCGACCACTTCTTCGGCTGTGACCACTTTTGATGCTTTTACATCAATGACACCACGTAATGAGAGTGCTAAGTTTGCATTGTTGAATGAGTCTAAAGTAGCGGATAAACTAACGCTACTCACACGAGTTACTGACGCAATATTACCACCACCTGGACGGTACGATGGGCGCGTTTCGGTTTCAACCTCTAGTGCAAAATCTAGTGCACTTACGTTACCAACGTCACGGCCATCAACATACACAATACCGGATCCGATATATTGCTCATTTATTGTTTCTGTAGTCATTATGACTCCTATTTATTAAGGTTTTGTATATAAACGACGGTAACTGGGATAGTTGCCGTTATGAAGTTACCTGTTTTAGCCGGCTCAAAAACTGTCTCACCTGATGTTTCAAATGTAACGACTAAGCCATTGAGGTTTTTCTGCCGCTCTGTAAATAACGATAACCGAGCATCGAAAAGGAGTTGTTCTAGTTCGTCAAATGCTCCTATTTTCATGGGAACAGATAACACGATGTAAAGTGTTCTCTCTGCTTTGTAGGTTTCTTGGTTTTTTGTTTTGAAACTCTCAGTATCAGATTGAATAACCGCCAAACGCCCCTTAATATCAGTAAACATTGCATAATACCCACTGCGAACGTCTATATTTTCAAGCGTACTTAACCGGTTTTTTATTTCGTCTCTGACTTGCAATATTTTTAATGTTTCACTCATTAGATTGATTCCAGCTCGTTTAGCAGTTCAGATAAGGCGATGTCGCGTGTTTCTTCTGCAATGTCGTTTCTGACCGTTTGAAACACCTGAGATACACTAGGCCCGCGCAGCACTTTATAATCTTTTTTGCGGCTTCCTGTCCTCACTGCTATACCCATTGCATTCTCACCATTGCCATTTTTTAGCGGAACATAAAATCCCCGAAAAAACTTATTTCCTCCTTTGGCTTTTACTTTAACGGTGACACCTTTGGATTTGTAACCAGCGGCGATGCCTCGCAATTGATCACCTTTAGCACGTTTAACATTTTTGGCTTTGGTGACAATTTGCTGGCCATCAAAGCGATTAAGCAAAACACCTCGAGATTCTGCCCCAAGTACACCTTCTGGTTTATTTGTGGTCGCTTTTTGGTAAATTTTAAGGTTGGACCGGATGTAGGGTGATTTGAGATTAACTTGTGATTTAATGCCATTCACCGCTAACGTTAACGCTTTACGTGTTGCGGTATTAATGGCTTTTACTTGCGCTTTTTCAACGAGGTCGGGAATTTCTCTCAATCTAGCCTGCGCCCGTCTTAAATCATCTTCAAACACATTAAACCTCTACACCGCTGTAGGTGATAAGGCTCCCTTCAACACGCAGTTTTTTAGTTAAGCGATAGGTAATAATGCCCTGACTGACTTCATCATTGCGGGCAATATTAGGGTGCATTTCACGTGATAGCGTTATTTCAGTGAGTGTATCCACTCCATATTCACTAGGATGTTCAACATCAAGCTCTATGATGGCAAACGTTTCAACGGGAGGTTTATCATATTCATAATAAATAACCGAATCCCCTACCCGCCTTAGTGCCATGGCCTCTTTTTTTGCAAAGCGCTCACTAAATCCCATGACGTTAATCTATTTTAACGTTAACGGTAGCATCTGAAGCCCCTGCTGCATCAAACGCATAGCCAGCAAGAGTGTTATCAGTGTTAGTTAATGTTATTTCACCATTGGAGGTTAGATATAATGGGGCACCTTGTTCAATTGCACCGACTACTTTAGGTAATGACCACACACCAACTGTATGCATTGTGATCTCATCACCCACTTCGCCATCAACTGCCGCAACAACAACTTTGTTGCCAACCACTATTGCATCACCAGAAGTAACCGCAACTGCTAATAGCACGTTCATTGTCATGCCACTTTGTACAAAATTTTTCGCCATGATTTTTCTCACTTATTTTGGATAATAAAAAGCCCCTGAAAATCAGAGGCTATCTGTCGTTAATACGATATTGTATTTATTCGCCAGTTGAACGAACAAAGCCACGGTAATCTAATGGTGCAACACCCGCGTCAATTCGTACTTTTGTTGAAACGCCATCCACTGTAAAACCTTCTTGTTGCTCAATGTATGGGGTATCAATCCCATCTAAATAAGCGACTTCAATCGTGTCTTGGCCTTGTGCTGCTGCCATGTAAAACTTAACAGCGCTGTCATCATCTAAACGCGGCTCTGCAATGTAGGTTGCAAAATTTTGTAACGGATTGACGATGCCACTGTTTGCATCAGCACCTTTCACAGACGCTGAACCAATTGTTTGTAACGCTTGGGCTTCTAATGCAGTTGGGCCTAAGATGTATTGAGGGCGAATATTTAAGTTGCGTTGACCAGACTTTTGTTGGCGCATTAGTTGGCGTAGTTTATCTAACGCATTAATGTCGCTAATGGTACCTGTTCCAGTATTGCCGTGATCAGCATGGAACAATGTTTTACCATCACTCATTTTTGGATTTTTAGTTAAAATTGCATACACTAAATCACCAATGGTTGCTTTTGCAGCACGGCCCATCATAGTTGGGATACGTGTTAATGCGGATAGGTCATCATTAATGATAGCTTGGCGTGTAATTGCAAAAATTTCACCATACGTTGCTAATGCAATTTTTTCAGCGCGATCTGACGTAGTAATGTATTTGTATTCAGCACCTTCTTTCACTTGACGTAATGAACCAAGTTCATCTAAACCAACACGGTTAGAAGTTTTAAAGTCACTTAAAGAGCCTTTATTGGTCCACTTTTCAAACGTTTCTTCTGAGTCTTGCCATCCTTTTAATAGTGATTTATGGGCAACATCAATTAATATTTGCCCAAAATCAGAGCTAGAGTGTGTAAATGCCATACCAATCATGGCAAGTGGTGCCTGTGTTGAACAAGCAATGCCGCGATCAGCTAATGAAGCACGGGCTAATTCACGTAAGTTGTAGTTGTTGTAAACATTGTCCGCATCACGCGCTTGATGCCCTGCACGCGCTAAAATG